ATTATACATTTTTTGAGCCATTTCTTTTAATCTTGTATAGTTTTCTTCAATAACACCATCAAAAAATTGAGTTGTAACTTGTTTGTCTTTTGAGTTATTATTATATACTTGTTTATTAGATGCTGACGTATAGTTAGCATATGTTGTTTGGAAAGCCACCGATGTTGGGCTTGGTATATTATTATCAAAATAGAATCCAAAACCATTATATTCGTTTAATGTTGGGTTTCCTGTGGCATCATCTGTTGTTCCCCCATTTTGTAATGAGTTTGTGGCAACGGAATTGGTCGCCTTTGAAGCATCAACAATATTTGTATTGGTTGCGTTTGGATTTGTAATAATTTCTTGCCAAGCCTGTAAATCAGTTAATGGAACTGTGTTATAAATTTTAGCAAGTTCATATAAATCATATTTTTTACAACCAGCAAAAAACGAATCAACAATAGAATCTACTTTTTGTCTATCACCTTCATTTGCTAACACCTTATTAACAATAAGATTTAGAATTGACGGATGGTCAACAATCATCTTCCATTTCAATGTACCACTACGAGAAGTGTTTTTATAGGTATAAATTGGTTCGGGTCTACCCAAGAAGGTAGTCTCGTTAAATGATGGTCTTGTATCCTCAGTAAATGATAAATCATATGGTGGAAACCACATTACTCTACCACCATTAGGTCCTTTTTCACAAGCGGGTAAATCATCAACTCTATATCCCGCTCTATATCCTGTTCTCCAAGCCAAGTTTTCAATTGAGAACATGTATTTTTTAACTTTACCATTAACAACACTATCTCCACCTTTTTCAGGTGCGATATTAATGTTGAAAGTAGAGTCCATTACGGAGTATGAAAACTTACGAATATTTCCGTCTTTCTTTTGTAAGTTGTTAAAAGTATAATATGGTGTGTCTTTAGTAAAAACACGACAATATTCAATACCCACATTGGCTTGTCCATCAGAATATCTAACAATCTGAGAACCTTTTGTAATTTCTTTATAACCATCAAAGAAAACTTTTGATGTTTGACTAATTGCGTTACCTACGTGTCCAAATCTGGCTCCTGAATTTGGTTGTGAATCAATTAATCTTTGAGTATCATCTAAAATTGAACCTGGTTTGAATTCATAGTTTACTGATTCAGTTGCTGTAAATTGATTTGATATTGATGGATATGCCGGGTCTTCTGTTCCGTAATCTCCACCAGGTTTTTGATACCTACCTGCGTTTGGTGCCCATTTTTGACTCACCCAACTAAAACCACCAACAATACTACCGTCATCAACAAATGGTTTACCTGCCAAACCAAATTTAAAGTCTTTGTCAACACCTTCATATTCTTTACCTAAAACATCAGGACCATAAACGGGTGCTAATACTTGAGCACCGAATGGGTCAATAGGTACTTGACCAGGAGGAGATGTTAAATATCCGGGTTCCCTTTCAGGACTACCTACATAATAAGTTCCTTGACTGGCGTTGTTAGCAATTGCACCTGTAATAGCGTTTCCAAGTGCCGATAAAATTCCTGTTCCACCTGTATTGTATTGTGGACGGAATCTGTTCATGTCCAAGTTCTGAGTCAATTGAGCTCTTTGACCTGAACCTGTATAGTCTAAAAATACTTGTGATGGTGATGTTGGTCTTGAACCAAATAATCCGAATAAACCACCACGTTTTCCATTACCTGCCGCCTTAATTGCCGATTGTGTTGAGTTAATATCACGGGCTTCATAATAACTTCCCGGTATTGGTGAAAATGGTAATGTAAAACCAGCAATACGTTGGACAATATCTTGACCTTGTGATAAAATATTTCCACCACCTGATGTAATTTTCCAATCCCTATAAATTAAAGGTTTTTTTCCTGCTAAGATTAAAGATAAATTAACGGGGTCTTGAACACCATTTAATATATTAACTCTACCTAATGTCTCAGTTCTAACATTTTGGTCAACTCTATATTGAAACGCTTGTCTTGCACCTTTAACCCCCATTTGAGCAAGTTGTGAGTCATCGCTAGCAGGACCGTTATCACCAACGGGGTCGGCTTGTAATAAAACTGAAAATGGTGAATATGATGATGGTCTGAAACTTGGTGGGTCCCAATATGTCGCATTTTTTTGTACTTTAATAACATCACCCATGTCGTAATAGGTGTATTGGTTTCCTGGCGAATAAACATTTTTAATGTATTGTCTTTTTTGGAACGATACTGAGTATAATTGTAATGCTTCGGTATATGGTGGTGTTGAAGTATAAGGACCTTGGTTTGATAATGTTTGTTGTGTATTAATTAAACCATTAATATTTTTATTATACCCACCTAAAGGACCAAACGTATTGTTTGTATATAATTTGTCGGCATATGGGTCAGCATCAATTAATGCGTCAGGAGAATCAATAACCGAATAATCACTTCTAATATATTCATCAACACCCGATACACCTACAGGAGTATACACACCAGGTTTCGCATAAGGTTTTAAATTCCTTACCAATAATGAATTTCTTACGAATTGTGTTTCAATAAAGGTTAATTTACTTGGCATGTTGTTGTATCATCTATAAATAGATGCACCTTTATTTTTTTATTTAATTTATCCGGTGTTGTTTGGAACAGAACTATATGGACCCTTGACACTACCATCACTAATCATTTTATTAATTTGTTTAATAAATGTTTCGTTTTTAAATAAATCATACACTTGGGTGTCAGTTAAATTACTAGTATTTCCATTTGGTGTTGTAACTTTAATTTCAATTGCACCTTTATAATTAATATCTTCAACTTTTATTGTTTGATTATTTGATGATTGTGATTGGTTTGCGTCCGCTTTATTTGTCATTGTTCCTGATGCGGTGGCTTTTGCGGCCAATTTTTTAAGTCCCGTAACCGCCAAATCTGCCGCTTCAGCAATTTTATTTCCTGAACTAACATATGGTTGAATAGCGGCTTTAAAATCAATACTTGTAATTGATTGTTTTATATTCGCAAAACCATCTTGTACATCCATACCCGCAGTTTTAAAAATTTCAGCAATTTTGGTTGGACTTCCTTCTCCTTGGAATAAATCCATAATACTTTTTCCTGCTTGGTCATAAAATTTATCAATTGAGGCTATTGCTCCTCTTTGATTACCCAGTGTTTTGGTTGCCGCTGTTGACGCTACTTGGGTTGCACCACGACCAAATTCTCTCAGTTCTCTTGGGGCTTTTGAACCGGCAATTGGTGCGGCAACACTATCAACTAGTTGTTTTAAAAGAGCGTTTCCCAATTGGTCTTGATTTAATTGTTCCTTCGCTAATTGTTCCAAAGTCACCGGTTCGTTAGACTTTTTTAATTCTTCAAGGTCTTTGGTATTAATTTCAGAAATTGTTTTTTCTTGGTCACCAATTTTAACTGTGAAAGCTCCTTTCTCTTTGTTGTATTGGGCTACGTTAGCAATAAATTGTTTGGATTCTTCATCAATTCCTGTTGTTTTAAATTCACCTCTAATTTTATTTAACTTTTGTTGACCCTCAGACATTTTGACTAAGTCCTCATACGCAATTCCCGTAGCGTTTGAAATCTCTCTTAAATCACGTTTGGCATTTGGAAAAACTTTAAATTCTTTTGTTGTTTCATCAAAGTATGTAAACTTTTCGGTCATTTTTACAACTTGATTCTGTAATTCAGCAGTATCTTCGGATGCTAAATACATTAATCTAAATGGGTCCGCTAAATCACCAGCAGCAACACCCAACTTTTGAAATGTAGATACCATATCTACCGCACCTTCTGGGTTAAACACCCTTTCAGCAAATCCAAAAATTTCATTCATATTGATACGTAGTCCCGCAGCCTGCGCCGACATTTTAGCCAATCCCGCAACACCGTTTTCAAAACCATATTTGTTAATTGATTCTAAATTGTTTTTAACCAATGTAAAAACTGCACTTGTGTTAACACCAACTTTTCTTGCAATATCAACAGATTGTTGAATGTTATCTTTAATATTTCCGGTTTGAATTCCCGCATCTTGGAATCCTTTCACCATCTCACCAACACCCTCCGAAGACACACCAACGGCTCTTCCTGCTGCATATAATTCACCAACAGTTTCTCCAAGAGTAATAACATTAGTATTTAAACTTTCCGCAATACCTTTTTGTATATTTGTTACATCTGTTAACGAACCCCCCAATCCTGTAACTAATGGTGTCGCAACGGCCAACTCAACATTTAAACTCCTAATGGCCATTTGTGTTTGACCAAAAGTACCTGCAAGTGTTGCGTTAAAATTAGAAAATTCTTTTTCTAAAAATTTTGTTCTAGATAACCAATTGTCATAACCCTGATTTATCGTATCGGTTAAACTGTTGATTGCCGCCTGCGCCATTGTGACGGTATTTCCTGTAGCTGCTTGCATATTCTAATAAATAGAATAAAACTTATTTTTGATAAGTTTCTATTAATTTGTCCACAATATACCTACGAGCATATGTTGGCATTTTTTGAAAATCTGTCCAAGACATATGTAAATCTCGACTCAGAATAAAAAATTCGTCTAATTGAAATTTCCTATAATCAGAAGAAAACCCGAAAAAACTCCACCCCAAAGGCGATTTCAACATCTACCTTGTTTCCTGACGGGGCTATAACTGTTTTAGTTAAATCTAACTTTGGTTCATTTTCATCAATGAATTTTCTAATGAATTTTGAATCCATAATAGGTAATCCTTCAACAAACTTAATAATAGTTGACGGTGTTGTATCACCATTAACAGATACAATTTGTTTTTGAAGTTTCATTGTAACTCTTGGAGCAACTCTCCCAGCGGGATATGAATCAGCCACCTTACTAATTTCTTGAAGTTCTTTATATAAAAGTGGTTTTAATTTAACGGTTGCCTGTGACTTTGGTAATACAACATCAAATGTACCATCTTCGTTGGGTTCAGTTGATGGTTTTCTAAAATCCAATTCGTCCAACAATATATCCGATGAAAATCTTTTTCCAGTTTCGGGGTCGTTAATACTGATTTTATATTCAGGTCCAAAAGAAGTATTTCTTAAAAATATTAAAATTGCTTCAATATCTCCATTTAACATTTCATCAGGTTTTAAATCTGGTTCGTACAATTTTGTGCGAACTAGTGTCATAATCATATCATCGGTATTTGAACCCATAATGATATTCTCATCTGCGGCGGTCAAATAACCAACCTTAACAGATTTTTTCTTTGATTTGTAGAATTTACCTTCAGATGGTAATTTTACCACATCGTGTGGTAAATTAAATTCTTGTTGTGCGTATTGTAATAAATTTTCGTCCATAAAAAAAAACACAGGGAATAGACCCTGTGTTAAATATACCGTATTAAATTAATTTATCAATATAAAATAAAATACAAAATTAGTAAACTAAGATACAACGGTCCATTTGTAATGTAACGTCCAATCCTGCTAATTTGTCATCACTATATGATACACCATCCCAAGCAGATTTTGTAATCATACATTGTTCAAGAATCCATTTTTCCACAACAACTCCTGTTGGGTCCAACATTTCAAGGTCAACATTCTTTTTATAACCCGCAGCATATCCCATACGACCTGTAACTGATTCAGCGTGTAAACGAACCCACTCCATAAGAGCTTGTGTTGCTGATGGACCAATTGGGTCACGGAATTTAACTGAGATTGGATTCCATTTAAATCTACCAGCTACATATGTAGAAGTGTTCAAAAATTGTATCTCAACAGGGTTAATATCAATACTTGGTCTTCCTGATGATTCTACGAACCATTCATTAATACCTAAAGTTGTGTCAAACCTAAGTATAAATCGGTTCGCTCTTTTTGGTTCGTAAGGAACCGGCATTTTCATTAATAAATCAGCCATGGTATATTTTTTTTTTAGTTTTTTGTTTTAGTTTATTTATTTATAAATACTCGTTGTTTGAAAATTTTTGTGTTTACTTTGATTTTTTAAAAATTATGATTCTTTAGTATCTGGTTTTAGTTCCTCCAGCAGTAGAATAAGTCTTTAATACTGGTTCATCTTTAAAACTCTTCTTCATTACTTCTACATTCTTTAAGTCATCATCTGAAAAACCAATACTAGGAACAAAATTATTATTTACATCATCTTTAACATATAATTTTTTACCCAGTTCTTTAGCCTGTCCTTTTACATATGAAATAAATTCTTTCATTGCTTGGACTTTTAATTCCTCGGGGTTAGCAGCTCCTGCGTCTGTACCAAAACTAACGGGATAATATTTGTTCATATCCATATAGTCTTTTATTAATTCCATATCCGACTTGTCCTCCATATTTGAAAGGTCACGGAATTTTCTAAGATTCTTAATTAATAAGTCTTTATTAATACCCATATGGTCAGAAATAATAAGATTATAAATTGCGTCTTTAATTGTCTCGGGGTTGTGTCCACGTGCGGTGATTATTGAAAAAATTGACCCGTTGTTGATTGCCTCCACAAAATCAGACCAAGCGGGACCTGGTTTACCTTTCATGGCATCAATTTTAAATTGTTTATCACCACCTGTTCTAAAATTACGAAAAGGTTCGTCAGAATATCCAACTATTTTACTACCTTTGTAATCAAATGGTTCTACACCAATTTCACTTCTATATTCTGCAAAATCTTCTGTAGACATACCAACTTCATTGTCATTTTCATCTTTAACAATAATTTTTGTTGGCATCATCATGATATTATCATCCCAATCAAAGGCATAATATTTCATGTCAGGCGTACCAACATCATCAAAACCTTCAAGTAATGATGATGTTGGATTTAGTATTTTTTTTCTAATCATTTAAAGATTAAATATTTTCAAATGACGCTCCTGTTGGAGTTATTAAGAATTCAATGTCAATGAATTCCAACGCTTTTGTTGGTTTCAAGTAAATTTTACCCGACATAGTATTTCTGTCTAAATCTTCAGGTGAATTACTTACAGTAACACGGAAATCATATAAACCTCTGTCTCTTCTAATAGCGTCCAAGATAGGGTTAACTGAATCCAAGAAGTCTTGTCTTACCTTAGCGTCGTTTTGTTCAAACAATAATCTTACCGCCACCGCTGAAATTAACTTACGAGCTTGTAATAACAATCTTCTTACGTTAATTCTGTTAAGTGCTGTGTCAGCAATTTGTAATGTTTTATTACCCCAAATTACAGTTCCAACATCTGAGAAAGTTGCGATAGGGTTAATTCTACCTTGGTACAAAGTATCTCTATCTTCTTGTGTAAGCTTCTTACGTGCTTTAACAGCATTTACCAAACCTCTTGTGTAACCCGCAGTTGCGAACCATGGGAACGAAATGTTATCAGTCAACGCTAAGTTTCTACAAACTTCATTTGTTGGTGGTATGTAAATTTGTGTGTTATTTACAGTATCTCTTACCAAAATCCATGGGTAATAAGTTGCTGTGTAGTTAGAATCAATTCCTGTATTATCTAAGTTATTAACCGCTTCTGTTGGGTAGATGAAATCAGCTATATTTGTTACTGGTACAAACATTGCTGTATCAGGTGTTGTACAAATGTAGATTGAATCCGCTCTATCAAATGTTACCATAGAAATTGAATCCTCAACCAAGTTTGAGTTATTAACATAATCAATACCAGGTGTTGCAAATACATTTATGTTAACCGCTTCAGGGTTTGCGAAAGTATTAATACCTAACAAGTATGCGTAGTAGTCAGTATTTGAATAATCTGTAAAGTTACTAATAGCAATTGGTTTGAAAGCTCCCCAACCAGTTGCGTTAGGGTATCTTGTAGTTGGACAAGCTCCCGCTTGGTATCCACTACCACCTAATATAAATCTATCTGTATTTGTTCTACTTTCACTATAAATATCCCAACCATCAAATCCACCTTGTAATAATAATGTGAATTTTCTTGCTTGGATTTGGAAGTATGGATTTGCGGGTGTTTCAGGGTCAGATTGGAATGAAGCAACCCCACAATCAAACGCTGGTGTTCCTGAAGTAGTACCATAAGCAATATTTACAACTGTTGCTCCCGAATCCATGTGGAATCCTTTAGTTACAGTATTCCAAGGTAAAGCATCACCTTCAACACATAAATCAAGAGGTTTTTGTTTACCTTTATATTCAAAGAATAATGGGTCATAACCAATTTGAGATGAAATACCCAAATAAGTACTTCTTACTTTATCACCGCCAGATACCGCTTTGTTATCAAAACCTGTATATGAGAATGGTGGGTTTGTAACAATACCAAATGGTGGGTTGTAAATTACTTCACCTGGGAAGTTGTATGCCACTTTATAAACTGGGAATGGAGAAGTTGCTGAACCGTATGTTCTAATAACATATCCTTCAAAACCACAAGGTACACTTTCAGGATTTGCTTCAGTGTTCATCTCCAACATTATGTACTTAGAATTCAATGAGTATTCTCCATCACTAGTACCAATTTTAACACCAACATAGTTATTGTTTGTTGGGTCCATAGTACAATTTGTGTATTTTTCTATAACAACAGGATTAGCATCTGTATCAAAGAAATCACGAACCGCAATGTCAAAACTTAAGTTGTTAAATGAAATATTTTGGATTGAAATTTTAATTTGAGTGTTTGCGCTATTACCATCAGCAATTGAATAAAACTTAAACAATCTTTCAACTGTAGAACCATTAAGTTCAGATACAACCCACGGTGATTCAGGTGATTGGTATTGTTCCAAGTAGTTAGCAATTGTACCTGTAGTTACAGGGTTTCTTAAACCTGGTAAACTAATTAACGATGAGTTAATACCTCTGATGTAACCTTTGTTATAACCATAAGTCAACATTGTTTGGAATTGTTCTTCAACAAACAATGGTGTTTCAACTCTATTTTTACCGAAGTTAGAAATACCAAATACTTTTGTAATATAATTTGTGTCGTTACTATTCATAGACGCAACAAACGAGAACGAATCTGGTGTTTCAGCGTTGTCAGTATAACCTGAAATCGCAAATTGTGCGAATGGGTTTTGAGATATTCCTGAATAAGAACCTGAATTATCTATAATAACATCAGTTGTTCCTGTAATTTGATATTGTGGACCATGATAGTCTGATGTAAACAACGAAACACCTCTTGAACGTAAAGTTGCAACAACAACATCATTCCAACCCTCATAAGCTGTACCTGAATATGTATAAGTGTTACCTGTGATAGTTCCTGAATAGTTACCAGAACCTAAAT